TTCTCGGCAGCGGTTCAACAATGGTTGCAGCACACCAACTAAAACGCAAATGCTACGGAATGGAATTGGATGCCAAATATTGTCAAGTGATAGTGGATAGGATGATGCAATTAGATAGTGAATTAGAAGTTAAAATAAACGGTAAGACTTATGGCAAATGAAGAAAACTTAATACCATTTAAAAAAGGGCAGTCCGGGAATCCTAAAGGCAGACCGAGAAAGTGGGTGTCAACATTGACTGAACATGGCTACAAAGTCAGCGAGGTGCATGATTGCATATTGGCAATGATGGCAATGACAATGGATGAATTGCAAGAGGCATACGAGAATAGCAACGCAACAGTATTAGAGAAAACAGTTGCCAATGCAATCCGCAGGTCAATCAAGAAAGGCAGTTTATATTCAATTGAAACGTTGATGGATAGAGTGTTTGGAAAGCCAAAGGAAACAGTCAACAATCATTTATCTGGAGAGGTCAAGAACATTACAATCAATGTAAAAAGGAATAGAGATTGATGGATGTCACACCTGTATTTGAGAAGAACTATGATGCAACAGAGAAGATTGTTATCAATAGAGGCGGTACAAGGTCAAGCAAAACCTATTCAATTGCTCAACTCTCTGCATTGTGGTTAATGACAGGTTGCTATGGTGACAATCAATTTTGTCATGTTGGTACGTGGAGTACAGTTAGAAAGTACAGAACTACGTTAGATAATACGGTTGTAAAAGATTTTGAGGAGATACTGAATAACAATGATTACTACAATCAGATAGAGCATAACAAGACAAAGAAGATTTACAGTTTTGAGGGGAGAGTAGTGCAGTTCATTGGTGCAGATGATGAGCAGAAATTAAGAGGTTCAAAGCAGAATATATTGTATTGCAATGAGGCGAATGAGTTGAATTACAGAAAGGAGTTCTTTCAGTTATTGATACGGACAGAGAATAAGATTTATTTGGATTTCAATCCGGATGATGAGGATGTATGGATTAATACAGAATTAGAGCAAAAGAGAAAGCAACAGGAACGTGATGTTAACGTCATTGTTTCTAATTATAAACACAACACATACTTGCCACAGTCATTGGTGCAAGAGATTGAATTGTTAGAGAAAACTGACAAAGCATTCTGGCAGATTTATGGATTGGGTGAGTACGGTGTTATAAAAGGGAGAGTATATGAAAATTATGAGTTATGTAGTAGCATCGATAGTGGGTGTGATTTTGTTGCCTTTGGTGGTGATTATGGTTATTCTGTTGATCCTACAACTGTTATCGGGGTATGGCGTAAAGGGAATCAGCTATATCTTAGAGAAGTGTTTTACAGGGTTGGCTGCACGAATAGAGATATTGTACAAGAAATTAAAAGCAAAGGTATAGACATCAGAGATAAATTTATTTTTGATTCAGCAGAGCCAAAGTCAATTGAGGAGATGTATAGAATGGGTATGAATATCTTCCCGGCAAAGAAAGGAAAGGACAGTATCAATAATGGCATTGATATCTTGAAACGGTTTCAGATATTTGTGACAGAGGATTCTCACAACTTGATTAAGGAGTTCAAGAATTACAAGTGGGCAATGGATAAGAATGACAGACCAACAGGAAAGCCGGTTGATATGTTTAATCATTGCTTGGATGCAGTTAGATATGTTGCTTTAAATGAGTTGGCATTAAACAACAAGGGTGTGTACAAAGTGAGATGAATTGATTATCTTTGTTGCTCAACCTGTTAAAGGTTTGTTTTGTTTTTAGTTTTTAAAGAGGGGTATGCAGTTGATTCTGCTACTCCTTTTTTTATGCGTGACAACTTGCAAATAAATTATATTATACTACATGAACATTAAAATACCAAAGGATTGGGATGCAGTAACGGTTGGAAACTTTGCGGAGTTGTACCCGGTGCTTTCATCTGATGCGACATTGATTGAGAGAGTACCTGCATTGTTGTCGGTGTTATCTGGGCAGCCATTAGATGATATCAAGAAAATCAGCATTGAGGATTACAAGCGGTTGAATAAGCATTTGAGTTTCTTGAATGAGTTTGATAAGCTGAAAGAGATGCCAGAAACATTTAAGATTGATGGAGTTCGTTATCACATTGAAACGGATATCCACAAAATGACAGGCGGTCAGTATATGGATTTGATGCATTTCTTGAAGGAGTGCAACAACTCTGATTTTCTTATCATTCAGAATCTGCACAAGATATTAACGTGCATTATTATCAGAGATGAGAAGAAAGCATTTGGTTGGAAAAAAGGAAAGTATAACGGTGAGTTATTTGCAGAGGTAAGTGAGGCGATTAGAACAAAGATGAGCATTAGATATGCCTATCCAATTGCTCTTTTTTTTTGGAATCTTTGGGCAGAATTAACAAAAAGTATGACCGATTATGGCAGCAGCCAACTAACAAAAGCAGAGGCAATCTTACAGGAAGTGGCAAAGGACTTGAGCAATGGGGATGGTATGTGACATTGGATAATATGAGCAATAGCAGACCAGAAACATGGCAGTTTTATTATGAGATGAAGTTGCTTGAGTTCTTAAATCTGTTGTTGTATTACAAGGATAAAGAGGAACACATTGAGAAGATTAGGCAAATGAATGAAATGAAAGCACGTAGATAATTGGCACAACAAGATAAATATCCGTTAACAACTGCAAGACTGCAACTGTGGATTAATGTACGCATAAGACGAATGCAGCAGAAATTGGCACAAGAAGGTAGCAACAATAGTGGTGCATTACGTCAATCATTAGCTGCAAACTTTAATGATTCAGTTGATGAGAAAGGTGGTATCATCTCCGGGTTAATCATTGCCAAAGATTATTGGGCATTTGTTGATGAGGGTGTGAGAGGTGTTGGTGGTAATTCAGACATCACAAACAATGCAATGCCTAATCAAAATGCAACATCACCATTCAAGTATGATAATAAGAAACCGCCATTGAGTGATATATTGAGATGGGTTAAAACTAAACTACCTGCAAAGGGTAGTGATTATTTCTCTGCATTGAACATCAGAGAGGGCATCTTTAGGAAAGGAACTAAGCCAACATATTTCGCATCTGATGTGCTAACAGAACAAGCAATCAATGAACTCAATGAGGAGATAGCAGAAACATTACTGCAAGACATTGCAAATCAATCTGAACAATAATGGCAATAACAATAATAAACACACCATCTGATTTCGTACCTGTTAACAACAATGTAATATGGACAGGTTCATCAACTAATGATGCAGAGCCACAGTTTAAATACTTGGTTGATATTTACATCAATGCGGTGCAAGTATATCGATATAAGATTAAAGCAGAGCCAACAACAGGCAATGATTTATTAGTGGTTGATGTATCTAAAATATTAAGGAATTACGTATCACAGAATCTGTATATTGAAACATTTACTCAAGGCATCATTGATGGCAATGAATCATTTACAGAGTATGAGATACAGATTGGCGAGGAGTATGAAGTTGCAGGGGTGTTATTCCAAGACCCTAATCTTGCCAATGCAACAAGCTATGTATTCAACGGTGCATTATCTTACACAGATTTCGTTGACTTCAATCCATCAACTTACCTTGATTCAAAGTTCTTAACAGATGCACCAAGAGTACAAAACACAATTCTTGCAGGTGGTGGTGCATTGCATTTGATGCTTGATGTTGGAACTACATTAACCAATCTCACAATCAAGACTTATCAAAGCGGTGTGTTGTTTCAAACGTATCAAGTAGTGACTGCATTAGTTGCAACTAACTATTATATTTTTGCAAGTGGTGTTGATTCGATAAATGACATTGCACCTGCTAACTATGTTGGCGCACCTTTATTACCGCCAATCACCTCATCAATCACATCATACACAGTTGAGGCAACACTATCAACAGGCACAACAGAAATCTTTACATACAACATTGTTGATACTTGCAATGAGCCAATCAGAGTGCATTGGTTAAATCGTTTAGGTGGTTATGATTATTTTGATTTTGAATTATCATCAAAGGATAGATATGAGGTTCAGAGGCAACAGATGAAACAAGTGCCAGAGGTGGTAACTGTTCCCGGTGTTGTTAGATACTCAAAACGTGATAGGCAGAATCTTGATTATTGGGTTAAAGAGAAACGTATCACAAAGCTTACAAGCAATTGGATTACAGGCGCACAATCAGAATGGTTGAAAGATATGCTATCCTCACAAGATATTTACCTTGAGATTAATGGTGCATTGAATGCAGTTAATATTCAGCAGTCAAGTTATGATGTGAAATATGAGGATAGGGATGAGTTATTTAATTTAGAGATTGATTTCAGTTATGCAATTGATTCTGATAGACAACAATTCTGATGGACAGACAAGAATTATTTATTGATAATAATATAGTTGAGTTATCTGATGATGTTGCAGTTGCTCTCAATTTCTTGATAGCTGACATTGCAGAGCCAGAAAACAGGAAAGCAGATTATTCCAAGACAATCAATTTGCCGGGTAGTGAGAAGATTAACAAACTATTTTCTCACATCTACAATGTGAATATTGATTTAACACATTCATCTGCATCATTCAATCCTAACATAAGAGTGAGTGCGAGTTATGCAGTTAATTCAGTTGAGTTAATTGATGGATATTTGCAACTCAAAAAGGTAAATATAAAAGATGGTTGCATCAGTTACGAGGTTAATATCTTTGGCAGAAATGCAAACCTGTTCAATGATATCGGTGAGGCATTATTAAATGAATTAGACATCAGCACATTTAATCATGATTGGACATTGCAGAATGAGCAAGACAGTTGGGCAACATCAATCATTGAGGGCGGTGTTTCCGTTCCTTTCAGTTTAGGCAATGGATACACATATAGCATGATTGATTATGGCTATTCAGAAGATAAAGATGAATGGCAAGTGACAGAGTTCTTTCCATCGGTATATGCAAAGACTTATGTTGATAAGATATTTGCAGCAGCAGGTTATGAGTATAACTCAACATTCTTTAATTCAACTTATTTCAAGAGTTTAATTATACCATCAGATGGTGAATTGAAATTAACAGAAACACAGATTGAGGATAGAAAATGTATCATCAATAGACCAACAGTTAAAACACTATTAAGAACGTCTATCAGCAGCGAGTTGATTCCTTTGTATCCTCCTGTTGATTTCGATACAGTTGTGCAAGATAATTTAAATCAGTCTGGCATTCCTCCGGCATCAAACACAATCACAATCAATCAAAGTGGTGAGTACAATGTAATAGGCGAATCTAATTTCAATGCTTTATTTTTATGCAATACTCCTATTGTACCTGTCAATGCAGTATGTAAGGCACAAATTGGATTAGAGTTATTGCATAATGGAGTAACTGTAAATGAGAGAAGGATGGCAATTAAACCAATCAATCCTTTTACAACGTCTTACACAACTGCAATCAATCCAACTCCGCCAAGTGCTGAATATGACCCGGGTTCATTTAACCCTGCATCAGTTGTTATTGTTTCAAGAAATAGCATTCAGTTGGCAGCAGGTGATACAATTCAGTTGAGAGTTAGTTATGTGCTGCTTGAGGATGGTGTTGTTATTAATCCAAATGATTTATTTGAAGATGCTGCAACACCCGGCACATTTTACACAGGCGAGGTTGAGTTAAATATCAGAGCATCAGATTTGAGATTGATTCCTGTACCCGGCAATCTGTATGAGGGCAATGCCATTAACATGAATAATGTTATTCCAGAGAAGATTAAGCAGCGTGAATTTCTCAAGAGTATAATCAATATGCACAACTTGTATATTCAACCACAGAGAGAGAATCCAAAGGTATTGGATATTGAGCCAAGAGATGATTTTTACACAACAGATGTGATTGATTGGAGTGGTAAGTTAGATACATTGAATGACATTCTGATTGAGCCATTAGGCGCATTGAAGTTTAGAGATTTTGAGTTCAGTTATAAAGCTGATAAAGACTATTATAATTCTCTTTATGAGGATACATACGATGAGGTTTATGGATATCGGAGAATCATATTAGATAATGAATTTTTGAAAGGAAGTAAAAAGGTTGAGTTATCATTCTCACCAACTCCATTGATTGGGGATTTTGACAATGATAGAATCTATCCAGAGATATTCAAAACAGATAGTGCCAACAACAAGGTGCAGACTGCTCACAATACAAGGATATTGTATTACGGGGGGTTGCTCTCAACCAATAACAGTTGGGTGCATCAAAGCAATTTAGTTGCTAATGTTACTCGTGTTGATTATGCTTATTCTGGGCATTTAGACAATCCATTTCTGCCATCATTGGATATTAATTTTGGATTGACAAGAGAGGTTTATTACACAGGTAATTACGGCACAACATACATCACCATTGCAGGTCTTGTGAATCGGTATTATTTCAATTACATCAATGAGATAAGCAATGAGAATAGTAAGATTGTAACTGCTTACTTTAATTTAAATGCAGTTGATATCAATGAATTGTCATTCAAGAAACAATACTATTTCAACGGTAGTTATTACAGGTTGCAGCAGGTGATTGATTACAATCCGGTTGATAAGCAATTGACAAAATGTGTGTTTATTAAGTTGGCTGATATTGTTGATTTCGCTGATGTGAGTTCTGTTTTAAATGGTGGTATCGGTGATGTGACAGGCGGTGTTGATACAGAAACAAAACCAACATTTGACCAACCATTTAAAGATAATAACACAAGATGAGCAAACGAATAAACATATTAGGTAAAGACAATTTTGTTGATTCATCTGCTGATAAGATTTTGATTGTTGGCAATGGTAATCAAGTATTTGGAAAGGTTGAAAATATTGTAATTGTTGGAGATAATTTCACAGTAAAGGAAAGCAATATAGTTCTGATTGATGGTGACATTAAAAGGTTCAATTATAATGATGCAGGGAATCGGGTTGTGCTAACTGATGCAGCGAATTATAATACAGATGCAAACACATCTTATTACTTAACAGATACAACAGGCAATAATACCACATTTGTCTTGTCGTTTAATGAAGCTGATTATTATCCGGGCATGAAGTTCACATTCAAGAAACTTGTGAGCAATAACATTGTGATAATCAATGCAGGCGCAAAGACAATTGATGGCAATCAGTATGCGTATTTGTATGCAGAGGATGATACAATTGAAATAATGTACGATGGTTTTAATTGGGTTATTACAACCTTTCCAAAACCTGTATTTACTCCTGTTGCTAATGGTACTAATTTTGTTGAGGTGGTACAAGCATCAGACTTGCCAACAACATTAGCAGCGAATACAACCTATTTTATTAGAGGCTTGATTACGTTATCAACACCAAGACTTGTAACAAATAGTGGCTCTGCCATTATTGGATTTGATAGAAACAAAGATGGGTTAATCTGGGATGGTGCAGCAGGTACAACAATGCTCACAATTACAGATGTTGATTTTGATTTGACAGGAATTTACTTGAGTGCAAACAATACAGGTTCTGTTGTGATTGAAGCAGACAACTATGATGGTGCTGCATACAACGCAGGTAGAAACAAAATATTAACCATCGTAAATTGTCAATTTAGAGGGTGTTATGATGTAGCATCGTTTGAAGGTTTTGACCTCATCGACATACAAAATTCTTTATTTTTCTATGTCAAAGCACCTAACTTTGGAATCAAGGTTTTAAACACATCTAAACTTGAAATATCATCATGTGAGTTTATCAGATGGTTTGATGAATCTACATTGCCAACTCCGAGTGGATATGCAACTGCATCAATGATTGAGATATTGCCTAATGGTGCAGGTGTTGGTGTTGGCGCATTCCAGATGTCTGGCTGCATACTGCATCCACAATTGAGCCAGAATGGCATTAAGATAAATCCATTAAGTACAACAGGATTTGCAACAATCTCATCAAATACATTTGTTGATGCTAATCTGATAACCGGGTTCAAGTTCTTCCCTAATCCATTAACAGGCGGTTATTCCAATACTGAGTGTTTAACGTATGATGTTAAGTCAAATCAAGGATTATTAAATAGTACAAGCGGTGTGGTTATGACATTGAACGGCAACACAACCAATACATCATTAACTGTAAATACACCATCAATTGTGAACACAGGTGGCGGTGCAGTATTACAAGCATCAGTAAGATACACAGTCAGTACTGCCGGGCGTTGTACCTATACAGGAACTAAACAAGCATACGTTAGTTTACACGCATCAGTCAGTTACGACAAGCAAGGTGGCGGCTCTGATGATTATGTGTTTTATTTTTACAAAAACGGTGTGCAGTTGGCAGGTTCACAAACTTTGGTTGATGCTCAAAAGAATAGTGCAATCAGTTTGGTGTATGGTGTGTTGATGGTGCAAAATGATTACATAGAAATATGGGTAGAAAATACGCAGTCGAATGATAACATGAGAGTGACTGATTGGCAAGTAGTAATAAGAGAATAATGGCAGTACAGAAAAATATAGTATTTAAAGTTGACATTGAAGGAACAGGCAAAGCTGAAAACTCAATTGGTGGCTTAGAGGATAGGATTGAGAAGTTAAAGCAGTTGATTGAGAGTGAGCCAATCGGCTCAAAGCGTTTCAATGAATTGAACAGAGATTTACAGAAAGCACAATCAGCAGTTAAAGATGTTGAGTTGCAATTTGAAGCATTAGATTTTGAGCAAAAACTTACTGCCGGGAGTGATGCAATTGTAGGGATTGCAGGTGGGTTCGCAGTTGCCGAAGGTGCAGCAGCATTATTTGGTGCAGAATCCGAGCAGCTTGAAAAGACATTAGCAAAAGTAGCAGGTGCATTGGCATTGACAACCGGGTTGCGAGATTTAGCCAATGGTGTTATTGCAATGAGAAAATTTGCAGTTGCTCAAAAAGTTGCAGCAGTTGCTACATGGATATTCAATACTGCCCTTTACGCTAATCCAATTGGTTTAATTATAGCGGCAATAGCTGCATTAATTGCAGGAATCATGGCGTTGATTGGATGGTTCTCAAAGTCTGCATCTGCATCAGAGATTGCATACAAAAAAGAACAGGAGGCAACAGAGAATTTAATTAAGGAGAAAGAGAAAGAGATAAAACTAATCAATAAGAAAATTGAGAGGGCAAAACTTGCATCAAAAATAGCACAAGCTGCATTGAGTGATGAGTTAAAACTTGCAAAGGCAAACAACGCATCAAAAGAGGATTTATTAAGAATAGAGAACAAACTAAGGAAAGAGAAAGCTGATGCGTTATTGGAGGAGATGCGAGGCAACAAAGCAATAATTGAAGGTAACAAAGAACTAACAGAACAGATACACAGACAACTTTTCACTGCCAACGTATTAAAAAAGCAAAATAATTTAACAGATGAACAGGCAGAGGACGCATTAGAGAAAGGAGAGTTGTCAATCCAGAAGTCAATTGAATCTCAAAAATTACAAATTAGGCAAAAGGAAATTCTGATTGAGGTTAATAAAATTAAAACAGAACAAGAGATTGCCTTGATTGAATTTATACAAGACAAGGAAGATGATGCTGACAAGAAAAACAAAGACAGAAATTCAAAGAAAGCCAAAAGAGGTGACGAGGCATTAAAGTTAGCAAGGCAACAAAAACAAGCAGAGGAGGCTGATTTAAATGCTTTTTATGCAGCAATTGAGGAGGCTGAAACAGAGCATTTTGATAGTTTTAAAACTACTCAAGAACTTGAAAAGCAAAAGGTAAAAGATAAGTTTTTCAACTTAATTGAACTTGCAAAAAAGTACGGGCAAGATACATCGTTATTAGAGAAAGCAAGAACTAAAGCAATTGCAGACATAGATAAGGCAGCAGCAGATGAAGCAAAAGTAATTGCAGACGAGGCAATTGCACAAGCGGAATTGGATTTTGCAGAGTTCTTAATGGCTAAAGAAGAACTTGAAAATGAGTTTTTAGATTCTCAATTGTCAATTAAAGACCAAGAGATTAATGCGGTCAGAGATAAGTATAATGAGATGATTCTCCTTGCAGAAGAATATGGTGAGGACACGAAAACATTAGAGGAGGCAAGAGCATCAGAGATTGCAGAAATTGAGAAACGAATCAGAACAGAGAAACTGCAACAAGGATTAACTGCTGCATCTGGATTTGCAACATCACTAACATCGTTAAATGATGCAGTACTTGCCAATCAAGTAAAAGGATTGGAGGAGGGTGATGCAAGACGAACAGAATTAGAACGTAAAGCATTTGAGAGAAGTAAAAAACTGCAAATTGCACAAGCATTGATATCTGCTGCTCAAGGGGTTGTCAGTATATTATCAACTCCATCATTATTGCCTGTTCCCATTGCCGGAGTTTTTAAAGCTATTCAGATTGGCATATTGGCTGCAACAACTGCTGCACAAATATCAAAGATTAAATCTGCACAATTTGGTGGTGGTGCAAGTGGTTCAATTGGTTCAGCAGGTGGTGGTGCATCAGCAGGTGCAGGTGGTGTGCCAATAAACAACATCAGCAATACTGCATCATTGATTGACCAGAATCAACAGAATGTCACACAGGTAGTTGTTGTTGAAACGGATATCACCAACACACAGAATACAGTTGCAGCAGTTACTGAATCAGCAACATTTTAAAATTGACAGTTATTAATTGAATTATATTTTATAGATATGGATAAGAAAGTATTTGAATTGGTTATTGATGATGAAGATGATTCTGGCGTTTCAATGATTGCAATCGTGGACGAGCCTGCCATAATGAGGCAATATCAAACATTTAAACAATCAGAGCCATTAGCGTTCAAAGTTGCTGATGAAGATAAGCGAATTGCATCCGGGTTTGCAATGATTTCAGATTTGCCGATTTACAGATATGACCAACAAGATGGTGAACATTATGTTGTATTTCGTAAACCAACTATTGAGAAGATTGTAAACAAGTTCATGAAGCAAGGGTTGAATGCAGAGATTAACTTGATGCACGAATCAGAGGTTAATGATGTATATGTATTTGAATCTTTAATAATAGATAAAGACAGAGGCATCAATGCACCGGATGGTTTCAAGGATGCACCAGATGGCAGTTGGTTTGTATCAATGAGAGTTGATAATGATGAGTTGTGGAATGACATCAAGCAAGGAACTTACAGAGGATTCTCTGTTGAAGGTATGTTTGCAAAAGCTGATGCAATGCCAACTGATGAACAGATAATCGATGCAGCAATTGATGCTATCAATGGCTAAATTTGACAGAGTGAATTTTAATTATATTTTAACATACAAACATCATGAAAATGAATATTAGAGAAAATCTAAAAAATAACATTGAGGCATTAAAGAAAATTGCTTTCAATGAAACGGTTGAGGCGGTTGCCGAAACAACTGAAACAACAGAGCCAACAGAATCAAAGTTTGTTGACGCACAACTTGAGGATGGTACAATAATTAATGTTGAACCGGCAATTGAGTTAGGTGCATCCGTATCTGTTATGACAGAAGATGGAATTGTTGCAGCAGAAGATGCAGAGCATACATTGGCAAGTGGTGAAAAGATTATCACAGTTGGTGGTGTAATTACTGAAATCATTGCAACTGAAGAAGAAGAAGTTGCTGAAGAAGTTGAAGAAGAAGTTGAGGTTGAAGAAGAGATGGAATCAGCAGAGCCAACTGCAACTGCACCAACTCCAAAAACTGTAATCGAACGGACAGAAGTTGAGAGAAAGTTTGCAGAATTGGAATCAAAGATTGTTGATGCAATTACTAAAAATGAGGAGTTTGAAAAGAAAGTAATTTCTACTCTGGAAGAGTTTGCAAAAGAGCCATCAGTTGAGCCAACTAAAAAAAGAAAATTAAACGCCTTTAAAAAAGAGGAGTTAACATTTGAGCAAAAATTAAGTAAAATAAAAAACCTAAAAAAAATAAAATAGTATGAGTTTTGTAGTAAGTTCATTGGTCGACTACATAGACCAATCAAGCACAGATTTGTTATTACCTGCCGTAGCACAAGGTGTTACTGCGACAAAAGTAACAATTCAACCGGGTATTAAATCAAGTGCTGCATTGCAGTTGTTTGATTCAACTGTTGTATTCCAAGATGATGATTGTGCATTCAACGCATCTGGAGCAACAACATTTACGCAGAGAAATATAACTGTAACAGATATTAAGATTCAAGAATCATTATGTCCTAAAGACCTTGAAGCAAAGTGGACACAGTTATTACTATCATCAGGTTCTGATTATACAGAAGCTGACATACCTGCACAATACGTTGCAATTAAAATGGAGAGATTGCAGAATGCTTTAGAAGTAGCAGATTGGCAAGGTAACATTGCAGTAGGTGTTGGTAACAATTCTTTTTATGATGGTTTCTTAAAAGTGATTGATGATAGTGGTGCAGCAGTTGATGGTAATCCGGGAGCAATCACAGTTGCAACAGGAATCACAAATGCTAATGCTCTTGATATATTTCAAGGAGTATATGAATCAATCCCAGAGGCATTATTAAATGAAGATGATTTAATTGCTTGGTGTGGTTGGGACACGTACAGAAAGCTGATTGTTAATATTACTGATAACAATTTCTTTCATTATGTTTCTGATGATGCTGCAAGAACAGGAGAGATGGTTCTTCCCGGCTCTAACATGAAAATCTGTGCAACAGTAGGATTAACAGGTACTGACAGAATCATTGCTGCAAGAGCATCCAATATGTTTATTGGAATGGATGCAATGAGTGATTCTGATGGTCTTGAAATGTGGTATTCACAGGATGACAGAGTGGTGCGCAGTTCGTCAAGTTTCAAACGGGGTACGAATTACGCATATCCGGCAGAGGTAACAGAGTTCTCATTAGTCTAATTAATTAAATTATAAACTGCAAAAGGAGAGTGTAATGCTCTCCTAATGCTAAAAACTTTAGAAGATATGCCATGTGCTTTAACTCAAGGATTTCCCGCATATGATTGTAGTGCGCCAAGTGGCGGATTAACTCGGGTTCTCCTTTTACCTTATACAGAATTGGTATCTGTAACACAAGCATCTTATCTGATTTCCGCAATTACAGATACAGGTTTACCATCAACATGGTACGCCTACAATCTGCAAGAGGAAACGGGATTGCTTGAATCAACTGAAAATAAAAACGTACAAAACAACTCATTGTTTTATGATGTGAATTTGTCGTTTACATTAAACAAAATGGAATCAGCAAAGTCTGCTGAATTACATCTACTTGCAATCCAGAGATTGTGTGCAATTGTTGAAACTGTTGAAGGAAACTATTTCTTTCTCGGTGACGAGAGAGGATGCCACAAGACAGGAACGAATACAAGTTCATCGGGTACTGCATTTGGAGATGCTAATCAGTACAGTATCAACCTACTTGCTAAGAGCAGTCATGACTGTTACCAAGTAGATGCAGCAGTTATTGCAGGTTTGACAATAGCTTAATTTTTTTCCATCGTTCATCAAAGAGGGGAGTGCATAATTGTACTCCTTTTTTTGTTTTTGACAAATCTCAAATAGTTTATATTATAGAGTATGAAGATTAGAAAGGATTTAATTGGCAGCACAATCATTCACAAAGGCAGCAGATTCTT